TGATTGATCAGCGCCCTCACGTCATTGCTCGCGAGCGAGCGCGAAAAAGCGCCCGGAGCGATGCTCTCGCTCATGCCAGGCGCGATCTCGTAATTTGTTCCAAATACGGCGAAATAGCCCTCGATGGTGCGGCTCTCGCCCTCTTCCCTGGTGGAGAACTCCACCGGGATGCTTCTAACCGTTCTAGTCATTTGTACCTCCCGTCAGCTTGCTCTGCTGCCCTATCATGTCGGCCGGAATGTAGTTCTCCAGGATGCGGAGCTCGTCCAGGCCCTCCATCGGGCTCATGCCTACAATGTCGCGCACCTCGTTCCCTGTGACGATGCCCTTGTCTGAAAGTCCTCCGAACACGGTATAAATTGTCTGCAGGTCCCAATCGAGGAGGCTGCGGACGTTAAACTTCAGATACCACCGCGGGGAGAGAATCAGCTTCTTGGTCAGCTCCTGCTGGATGGATATCGCCAGCGGCCGGACGGTGTTCTGCACGAAACTGTTCCAGGCCTGTCTGTCGTACTCACCGACGCCCAGCAGGAACGGCGGAACACCCAGAACCGCGGCCACGGTTCTCTTGTCAATCTCCACCGTGTCATTGATGGCCAGGTCCGCCAGGGTCAGCGGCCGGATCTGCTCGACCTGGAACTGTTCAGCAGGCACGATCCACGGGTCTCCGTCTCTCTGCGGTTTGATATAGCTGTCGATCAGCTTCTGCCGGCCTTCCGGGCCCGCGAACTCCTCAGTCATGGCGTCGACCTTCACGATGATGGACGGCTTCCACTTAGAGCCCATGAACGCGTTCTTTGTGGTCTGCGCCTGGGCCAGACTTTTGACCAGGTCGCGCAGTGTTAAGTTGACGCCGCAGCCCTTCCAGAGGTACGTCCGATCCGGGTTATATACAAAATGTAATAAATCCCCCGGCCGACGTTCCTTCCCGTCAATCTGGATGCGGTAGTCCCGGTACCCTACCGGTAGGAACGTCACGCGGTCCGACGATATAGGCTCCAGGGACTGCAGGATGCCCTTGTATGTGTGCGGGATGACCACGCTGTTCCCCTTCCCATAAAGCAGGAGGTTCATCACGATGGCCTGCATCCACGTGGAGCGCGTCATGTTCGGCATCGGATTGATGTCAATCAGCCGGCTCAGCTCGTTCGTGATGCGGACGTCTCCGCGGCTCGTGTTGTCCATCAGATGGATGGTCATGGAGCCCACCAGCTCCGCGATACGTCTGCAGGCAGTCACTACCTCCGGACAGCGGTCCAGACGTGTGTACCCAGGGACGCACAGGAGGTCGTGGGCCTCGTCAGAGATGAGGAACGCCACCTGGCCGCTGGGCCTCGTGTCCTCTCTCTTGAATATGCTTTTAATCAGTTCCTGAATCACTTCACACCTCCCCACCATGCGGCGGCTTTTTTCTGCTTCTCGATGTCTTCCATCATTCTGACGCACGCAAAAACGGAGGCATCGAAAAGATCGATCCTCCGCTTTGGCTGTATCTTTTCATATTGCACGGCGTCATCCGTCTTCTCCACGGCCCGGACGTTCTGGACGCAATACTCGAACGCCTCCGAGTGCAGGTAGTAGAGGCGGCCGTCCTTCGCCGCCTTCTCGATATGTCGGAAACCGTTGGACTTCAGATAGTAGTACTGCGGCTGATCTACTATGGCGAAGCCGGCCTTCTTCATGGCCGGGAAATACTCCTCGCCGGCGAACTTCCGGTCATGGCCCACCTGCCGGATGCGGAACCCCTTGTCCCGCATCATGGAGAACCAGTTCACCACGTCCGCCACGTTCACGGTCGGACTGTTGCACATTGTCAGCCATCCGTCATCCGCCCAGCCGAACAAAGGAATCTGGTCCTCGTCTGCCTTCTTCACCGCCTGAGTCACCGGGAAAAAGCCGTGGGTGATGATGATGTCCGTGTCCTTGTACTGGCCGTACAGCGCCGCAGCTGTGAGGTCGTACATCCGGGAAAGGTCTGCGCCTCCATACCACCGGACTGGCAGCTTCGCCAGCTCGTCGATGGTCCAGCTGTACTTCGTATCGGATGCCCGGAACTCGTCGATGTTGAACCATGCCTTCATGGCGTTCGTGAACACGTTCAGCGACTTCGCGAGGAAGTCCTTCCTCTGCTGCGGGTCATTCTGGGCCTGCAGGGCGTCGTTCAGAATCTCCGCCGGCCGAATGGTGACGCCGTAGTTCGGATTCGCCATCTCGTGAACTTTTGGATTCGTATAATCAATCTCGCCGTCTTCTCCAGGATTCGCGCAGCAGATAAATATAAAATACTGCTCATCTGTGACGGTTCCGTCCAGGACCTGCCGGCAGTATTTCAATCTTTGCCCCAGAAACCCCTGCTCGTCATCGCCGGCCGTGCTGATACCGATGAGGAGCTTGTTGGTGTACGCCTTCTGGCACTCCTTAAAAAGGTTGTACTGCTTCGGCTGTTTGAAAGCGTGGATCTCGTCACAGATGCAGAGGTTCGCGTTCAGTGAATCCTGGGCATCCGGGTTGGCCGCCAGGGCCCTGATAAAGAAGGACCCGTCCGACAGCTGCGCCGTCATCGAGTGCTCATTGTTATTGTCGATGACCTTCACCAGGCCACCGGGCTTGCCTCTGACCTGTTTCTCGCCCATGCGCTCCACGTTGTAGTCGAGGAAGTTGAAAGTCTCCAGGGACTGCATCAGCGCCGCGCTGGAGACGTAGCACTTCGATCCGGACTTCCGGTACCAGAGGGAGAGCGCCCAGGCCAACGCTGCGGCAAATCCGGTCTTGCCGTTCTTACGTGGCATAAATATCAGCGCCTCGTGGAACCGGACGACCTTTGTGCCCTTCAGGCGGAACCCGATGAGGTTATATATAATAAACTTCTGGAACGGCTGCAGCAGGAACGGCTCACCGCGCAGTGGATGCCCGTCCAGCGCTTCACCCTGCTGGTGGCAGAGTGTCGACTCGATGACGCCGATGCAGAACTCCGGGCCATCATGGCTCAGCTCGTAGGCCGGGTTCTCCAGGTCTCTGAAAAAGCGCTCCACGGCCTGCCTGGTCTCTCTGCAGGCCAGCTTCTTCCCGTCGCGGATGCTCTCCGCGTACTGCAGGACCTCTTTCCAATGCTTATGCGCCGCCAAGGTTCGCCAGCGCCTTCTCGAGGGCGGAGGTCTTCTCCGGCCTCTTCAGCGCTTCCTCATTCAGTTTCTTCAGGCCTGCGGGAGTGAGACCTAAGTCCCGCCAGTAGGCCAGGGCATCCCGGTTCAGGTCGTTGATCAGCCTGATCAGCGGATGTTGTTCGATATTCGTGGCGCCGCCCTTGTTGGTATGCTTCACCAGGAGGCTGCTGCCGGACTCCTCCCAGAGCTCCTGCGCCGCGTCTCGTTTTGCCAGGATGCCGGCCAGCGTGTCGATGACAGAATCGAAGAACGGCTGATACGTGCCGGCCTTCTTGGAGGCGCCGCGGATTTTAGTTTTCCACGCCTTCTTATCCATCGCTCAGCCTCCTCACAATCTCCTGTTCTCTCTCCGATAGCGCCCAGCGCTGAGCGGCTGCTCGTTCGGCGGCTGCTCGTTCGGCGGCTGCTCGTTCGGCGGCTGCTCGTTCGGCGGCTGCTCGTTCGCTGATCAGGTATCCCTTGCCGTAGATGGCTTTTCCGTACTCCTTCTGGGCGTCAAGCTCAGAGATGAGCTGGCTCTCCATCACCGGCAGACGAAACTCGATGCCGTAGCGGCTCCACTTCGCCACCATGGCTGCGGTGATAACATTGTCCGGATAGCTGTACTTTGGCAGCTCTTTCTTCTGCTGCTTCCGGATCTCCTCGTCGGCTGTCATGACTGCCTTCACCAGTTCCGGAGCGGTACGCACCCGGAGCAGGGGGTCCTCCAGGTTCGTCAGGAACGACGTGTTAACCACAGCCCCGTTCTCGTAGGTCGTCGTGCAGGCGCACGGGATAGCGCAGGCCACCGCGCTGGAAGAGCTGAACAGAGTCAGCGTCGGCGCCCACAGGAAGAACCTCACGCCGTTATCGTTGTACCAGTTCAGGATTTCCGACAGGATGGAGAACGGAGGATTGTCCACCACGATGCAGCCTTTCGGATAGTTCTCCCGCTGATAGTCTCCGCCAGGATAGAACGGCCGGACGAACTTGGACCGCTTGACGCCGTATTCCTTCTCGACCCAGCTCGCCACCGCGTCATAGATGAGGTCCGGTGTGTAGCAGTCGTCTGTGGTTTTCTTTGGCTCGAACTTGTCTAGGAAATCGTTGTATTCGTCGTTCCCTTCCTGCCGGCTGGTGTCGTTCCGGTTCTCCCGGTCGAAGAACTCAGCACGGTCCAGACCTTCGATGACTTTGTCATCCAGGACATCGAATCCGAGCTCAGCCATGTCCACCGCCGTCACATTCATCAGCTCCAGGCCCAGGAGGTCCATGTCCCACTCGGCTATCTCTCCGACCTTATTGTCTGCGAGACGGAACGCCCGCACCTGCTCCGGTGTCAGGTCGTCCGCGATGATGACCGGAACCTGCTTCATGCCCAGCTGCTTCGCAGCCTTCAGTCTGGTGTGGCCGGTCACGACGGTCCCGTCTTTGTCGATGACGAGCGGAACCTTCCACCCGAACTCGCGGATGCTGGCGGCTACCGCGTCGACCGCGCTGTCATTCTTCCTCGGATTTCTCTCGTATGGCCGGATCTGGTCAACATTGACCCACAAAACCGCCAGTTTTTCCACGTTTTCACCCCGTTTCGTAAATAACCTCGTAGAGTTGGAAATGCCCACCCTCGCCACGCGGCCGGCTGCTCCACCGGGCCTCTCAGGAGGGCGGGGGTCTTCATCCCCTCATGTATAAACAAACATTAATATCTTGTAAATTCTTTTGAAGCAGTAGCCGCCCGGACCTTCTCCGGATGCTGACGGTTGTGGCACCGGTGGCAAAGCGAAATCAGATTCGATGAATCGAACGCCCGCTCAGGTGCATCCTCCAGGTGCTCGATGTGATGAACCTCGGTGGCCTCCACCATCTTGCCGTATCGCTTGCACAGCTGGCACTGGTAGTGGTCCCGTCTCAGGATGCGTGCCCTGCATCTTTCCCATTTCTTTGAATCGTAAAAGCTATCGTTCATAATACATAAAAAGGAACCAGGCCCAAACGGACCCGGCTCCAAACAGGGGAACTAAGATGAACGCTTCCAGTTATCATACTACCATATCTGATTGTCGCATTTGTCGCATCTTTTCGACCCCCGCCCTCCTCAGCTTGTACACGTGCTGCCGGGAGTATGCCATACTTTCCGCGATGTCGGTCATTCTTTGGCCGGCGATATAATAGGCGTCAAGCACGGCCCTGCATCTCTCATCATCCACGCGGTCGATGTCATCGCCCAGCGCCAGGATGGCCATGGCCTTCTTTTCCTTCAGCTGACGGATCTGTGCATCCAGGTCAATCACTTTCGCCATGACCTCCGACATCCGGTCCTCCGGAGATGTCTGCACTCTGTCGCCGTCGTACGTGATGGCCTTAGGCAGCAGGGTGCTCCGAATCTCTTCGAGCCTCAGCTCCTTCCGCCAGATCTCATAGCTCAGCCGTCGCACCGTCAGCAGGTCTCTGATATCCTCCGTCATACTGTACCCTTCTCTTTGTTCTTATCATACCAGGCGGCGACATCAGACCCCCAGCGCCGGCGCATTGCACGTGTCAGCTTGATGTCTCCCCTCAGCACTCCGGTCGCCAGCATCCAGTCCTCCCAGAATCCTTCTGGCATAATCGGCCCCAGAGTCTTCTCGTTAGTCTTCGCTGCTCTCAACTTTGGCCCCCTTTGATATAATTAGTCAGCGCGTGCTCTATTTCATAAATTGATTTCTCACCAATGTTGCGGATGCGCTTAGCTTTTCCGTCCATGATAATCCCGCATAAATCTCCGACAGTACGAACGTCCCATCGACTCAGCGCATTATATGCACGCACCGACAATCCTAATACTTCGATACCTTTACTTAATCGGCTGGCAAGTATTAGTGCATCTTTGTCAATGCTCTCATCAAGTTTTATCTCCTGAGACTTCAGCATTCTGTCCATCGCCTCCCTCATAAATCTCGCGCACCTGACTCTCTGGCAGCATCGGGTCCTCAGCGACTTCCTCCACGGCTTTTCCCTTGCGCTTTGCAAGTACCACGCGCAGCTTCTGCTCCTGTGTGAGCTCCGCCTTCTTTGGCTTCCGTCCTCTTCTTTTAGAACTATCCTTGGCCTCAGAACCAGAATCTTCTGTTTTTGGTTCTTCCGGTTCCTTAGATGCCGCGTCCAGCTTCTCCCAGGCATGGACCATAGCCACCAGCCACTGCAGGTTGTCGATGCCTGGGTCATTCCGGATGCTGTCGAATATATTAAACTCAATCATCTGGGCCACAGCTGCGGCCTCCGCTCTCGTCAGGTCAATCATCTTTATCCTCCTCTGCTATGTATGCCTTTACTGGCACAACCTTGGTTCCATTCACCAGGTCGTCCCCCAGGTTCTCGAACTTGTACAGTGTTACCGGCTCCGGCCGCCGGTTCCACAGCCCCGCGGCCTCTTCCTCGGTCATTCCGAAAAACACACGCCGCTCCATGATGCACCCGCCTGATGGCGTCAGGTGCCGGATGACTGGCGCCCCGTAGTATCCGTTCCACTGCAGGCGGACATCGCCACCGCAGAACGGGCACGGCTTCATCTTCACTTCGCTCATTCTGTGTACCCCATCGGATCAGCTGGCGGCTGCTTCCTGGCCTGCTGTTTGTTGTACTCGTGCAGCTCTTCGCTGATATGCTTCAGTTCGTGCTCGATCCCTATCAAGCGCCCCAAAAGTCTGTTAAATTGATGATCCGTCATCTCAATCCTCCACCCAAACATAAACCTCCGCGTACTGCACGCCATGCTGGAGCGCCCTGCCGTGTCCGTCCATGTATATGTCGATATGCTTCCCGCGGACTCCTCTATCTTCCACCACATACTCGTGGCCGTTGATCATGATATGCGTACCCAGTGGCAGTGACCCGCAGGCCACTGTCCGACCCTCCTCCGGCATTTTCCCTGACGCCGTGGGTCCTCCGCTCCAGCGGCCGCAGCAGCGCTTACAATTACAGTATGCCGTCGTCTTATAGCTTCCCATGCTAACCCAGCTGCCGTCATCGGCCGCCTGGGCCTGCATCGGCGTGAACGTCAGGAGCGCCGCTGTCAGCAGAGCCACCACCGGCCTCGCCGCCTGGAGGATCGTCCCATAATATGCCGGATGCGTCGCGCACCAGGTTTCACGCGCCTTCCCGCGTTCCTCGCTGTAAAATGCTTTCCTTGCGTCGCGCACCTTCTGCTCTGCACTGTTCCGCGCTCTGAAATCATCGCCTCTCATGTTCTTCTCTCCTCTCTTTTAATGCGGCCAGTAGTGCCGCCTGACTCGTATCCTTTTTCTGCAGCGCCCTCATGACCTGCTCGTCCGCTGTACCTTCCGCGATGAGGTGGTGGACAATCACCGGCTTCTGCTGTCCCTGCCGGTGCAGTCTTGCGTTCGCCTGCTGATAAAGCTCCAGGCTCCAGGTCAATCCGTACCAGACAATCACGTGCCCGCCGTCCTGGAGGTTCAGGCCGTAGCCCACGGACGCCGGATGCGCCAGCAGGACCTGAATCTTCCCCTCGTTCCATGCCGCGATGTCTTCCGGCCCCCGGAGTTCTCTGGCCTCCGGCAGCTTCTCCCGGATGGCATCCAGGTCGTGCTTGTAGCTGTAGAACACCAGGACCGGCTCTCCTGTCGTCTCCACTATTTCGGCCAGGGCCTCCGCCTTCTGGTCATGCACCTGCAGGACATCCTTCCGGTCTGTGTACACTCTGCCGTTCGCCATCTGCAGGAGCTTGTTCATCACGGCTGCGGCATTCGCCGCCACCACCGCGTCGTCTTCTGACACTTCCAGCAGCTGCTCCCGCTCCAGCTTTTTGTATGCTGCCATCGCTTCCGGTGTCAGCTTCACGTGGATGATGTTGTCCATCCTGGCCGGCAGCTTCAGATAATCGGCCGCGCTCATGCTGATGCAGATGTCCGACAGCCGGCTCTCAATCTCACGCTTCGCCCCTCTCAGAGGTTCCCATCTGTAAACCACGTACCCGTTCATGGCAGCAGGCCGGAACCATCTCTCACGATATCGGCCCAGAGTCCGGCCCAGGCGCTTCCCGCCATCCAGCAGATAAACCTCAGCCCAGAGGTCCATGAGTCCGTTCGGTGATGGTGTACCGGTGAGGCCCACCACCCGATTCACTGCCGGCATAACCTTCCGGAGACTCCGGAACCGTTTGGCCTGCGGGTTCTTAAAGCTCGACAGCTCGTCGATGACCACCATGTCAAAGGGCC